CGGTGGACACCATAGAGAAAGTATTTGATAAGCACACAATAATTGCAAACAGTGATATTCTATACAGAAAAGATTTAGCGATAGCAATAATCAAAGCAAGAGAGGACAAGAATGGATAAACCAAAGAAGAAACCTATTAGACAGAACGATGATGACTTTGATAATGGATATGATACTGGTTACAATGTAGCCTATACCGAATGGGAGAAATACCACCATATGGTTCTGCACGAAAGCAACTGTGAATGGTATAATAAAGGCTTAGAGGCACAGAAGAATATAGATGAGAGGGCACAACGAACATCAAGACACAGTAGAGAATGAGGACAAACGAAAGGTAGTTAGGGGCATAGACACCATAATTTTATTATATATTTTATATCAGTTGATGGCCTTGCGTAACGGTATGCTCAAAAAAAGTGATATGATAGAACATACATTTATAGTAAAAAATAACGGAATAAGTAAAATACGAAAAATATCTTTGCCGAAAGATGTTCCCGACAAGGTTATTAGAAAGGTTGCGGAATGGCAGAAGAAAACCTTAAAGCTGAACTGAGGCACGTTGGCAAGCATTTTGAGTTGAAAGAGTTTTTTCAGGATCTTAAAGTTATCAAGCCTGAGAAGCCTGTTGGTTTTGTAGAGTGGGTACAAAAGTATACCTTTCTTAAGGGTAAGCCATTTTCATTTGATAAGCATGAGTATCAAAAGGAAATATTACAAGATACTCACCCATTGCAGTGTATTAAGAAATCCGTACAGATTGGCATATCCGAAACGCTGATTAGGAAGTTTCTAGCATTTATGGCAATGAACCAGGGAACCCAGGGGATATATACCTTTCCGACTTCCGAGGATATGAGGAACTTTGTTAAGACAAGGTTTGACGCGGTAATTAAAGACTGCGCTAAAATAGATGAGCTGGGTTTTAATGTTGACAATGTTAAGGTAAAACAGATTGGTACAAGCTACGCCCATTTTAGAGGAAGCTTTGGTGAAAAAGAAACATTGTCTATTCCGAGCGATTTTAATGTCCACGACGAGATATGCTTCAGTAAACCAAATATACAAAATCTCTATCGGTCAAGATTAGAACATTCCGCTTTTAAATGGGAAATTAATTGTTCTACCCCGACCATTCCCCAGTATGCAATAGATGAGATGTTTGAGGAAAGCGATCAGTGCCATTGGCATGTGCGATGCCCCGCTTGCAATTTTTGGCAGGTTATGACATGGTTGCCGGAAAAAGGTAAAGTAGATCAGAACAGTATACGGATAAAAGGAAATTTGTCCGCGCATATAGATAAATTTGACCAGAAGTTAGAATATATCTTTGTATGTAAAAAGTGCGCTAAACCCATATATTATAATCCGGATACCGTAAAGATGGAATGGATAACAAAATATCCTGATAGAACAAAAGTAAGGGGCTATTTTTTAAATGCTCTTGTAGGATGGGGATATAAGACCGCAGGTTCTATCATAGCTAGCTTTTATGGTTATAAAGAGATAGATAAGGCCTATAATCGAATTTTAGGCCTTGCTTATTCTGATCCAGGAAGAAAACTATCAAGAGATAATATCCTTAAATGCGTAAACAGAGATATGGAGTTACAATTTGTAGGAAGAAATTGTTTCTTAGCGGCAGATCAGGGTTCTCCGTCATGGGTCATTATTGGTGAATACGATAATATAAAGGATAAAATTAAGGTTCTTTATTTTGAGAAAGTAGAAAATAATTTATTTGACCATGTGGGGAAGGGCGGCACTGTTGAGAAGGGCAGGATAAGCGAACTTATGGAAAAGTTTGATGTATTGTCTGCTGTAATAGATGCTCAGCCGAATACTGAGAGCGCTCATGCTTTTGCCAAACAACATCCAGGCAAGGTATGGCTGTGTTTTTATTCAGATAAACAAATGGCTAAATATAATTGGAAACCTGATGATTTTGTAGTAGTGGCTAACAGAACAAGGACGCTAGACTACAGTGTGAAATTCTGGATTGACAAGAAAGTAGAAATTTTTCCCCAAGATAATTATAATTATGAAATATATGAGGTAATGATTAAACACTTAACTTCAATGACTAAGGTTATTGATGAAAACGAAGATGGGACCAGGACCGCGCGATGGACAGGCCCACAAGATACTCACTTTGCGCATGTATGGAATTATTTATGTATGGCAACAGAGGCAGACAGTAATATAGTTACAAGAATAATCTCCCCAGGACTTTCGGGTTTTAGTATGAATAAATAAAAATAATCATTAATTTTATAATAATACTTGACATAGTTAGAATAAAATGCTATATTTTAAGTAGATAAAATAATTATATTTTACTTAAAGGGACAATCCTAAACAATTAACAATAAACATGTTGATGTTTGGGATTTTTTTTATTATGGTAACTAAAACAAAAAAGAGCCCTACTAAAAGAGTTACACGCGCACGTTCCCTCAAGAGAAACCCAGGGACTACCGTTGATAGGGAACTTCTTGCTGCCGGAAGACAAACTCGTTTTCCCGGGAGCAACTTTTTTTTAGGGAATACTTTTCTTTCCAGGCGTTATCAAGAAACCCACACAATAGATCTTACTCAATATGCGACTCTCTCCGCGGATAAACTTTTAGATGTTCTTATAGATTCCAATCCGGATGTTTCCCAGGCCTTGTATAGTTTTTTAAGGATGTGTAATTCTGGCCATAGTATAAAAGTTACAGGACTTGATGGGAAGAAAGATGATACTGGCCAGAGCATTATGGATAATTGGATTAAGAAACTTAATTTTCAGCAAAATAATTATGGATTCAAAGAAGATAGGTCCATAAACTCTTTAATAAATAAGATGCACATGTCATTTTTTGTAAAAGGCGCAGCTAGTTTAGAAATAGCTTTAACTCAGGTGCTTGAACCGTCTTTTATCGCGCCGATTAATCCTACATCAATATATTTTAAAGAAAAGGATGATGAACTTATCCCATATCAGAATCAGCCTACTGGCGATAGAAAAAAAGGGAAGTGGGAGGGCAATTACAAGGAGATTAATACGCCTAGCTTTTTCTATCAGCCGTTTGATGCAAGGCTGGATGATGTTTATGGAGTCTGCCCCATACTTCCCGCTCTTCAAATAATATTTTTCCAAATGCAAATATTACAGGATTTACAACTTGTAGTTCATAAGGCCGGTATGCCCAGAGTAGATGTAGAATTATTAGAAGAGATATTGATTAAGAACGCGCCTCCGGCAATAAGGAATGATGCAAAGAAACTTACTGCGTGGCTGAACGCGAGAAAATCGGCGATAGAAACTGAATATACTAATATAAAGCCCGATGACGCCGCGATACATTTTGATTCCGTGAAACTTAAATATCTTGAAGCGCAGAAAGGCGTAGGTTCTTTTGACGCAAGAGCATTGATAGAGGTAGTAGATGCGCAGGTTATAGCTTCTCTAAAGAGCCTTTCAACTCTAATGGGTAGGAAGACGGGGAGAACAGAAACATACGCTTCGGCTGAGGTATTGCTCTATATAAAAGGTGTTGAGGCTATACAGCAGATAAGCGGGCAACTGATGTCTAGGGCACTGACTTTTTGTCTTAATATGTTCGGCCATCAGGGATATGTGGCTTTTGAATACTTGCCGATCGAACTGAGAAGCAAGACAGAAATAGCTCAATGGGAAGCCATAAAAATACATAACCATCTTATATATATTGCTTTAGGAATGGAAAGTTTTAACGATGGCTGTATTGGATTGACTGGCCATGCGCCCACAGGAGATGCGGTTAAAGATAAAGAATTAAGAGATTTGATACTTGCTCTTCTAAAAGCTAAATCTCCCACCGTAGACAGGCCTAGCAACAACGATAATGGCGGTGATAGAGATAATAGTTTTCATACAGCAGAGGACTTGCTCGAAAGGATAAACGGAAATGGCCGCTAATAAAAAAGATGTTATATCAAGAATAAAGAAAAAAATGGCAAGAGAAAAAGAGGAAAAAGACCTTAAAAAGTCCTTATCCACGGAGATGAAAACATGACAGGCTATTGCGTAAAGTGTAAGAGCAAAGTAGAAATTAAAGATGGCCAAAAGGTTGCTAGCGCCCATAATCGTTTTATGTTTAAGGGTGTCTGCTCAACATGCAACACTACTGTTTGTCGCTTTTTAGCTAAAGAAAAAAAGGAGAGCAAAGAAAATGGATAATAAATACAGACCCACCGAACAAGAGTTGGAGCTTATTAACAGTAAGTTTGCGAAAGAGGATTATAAGTCAGTTGACGACTTATACGTGTTCCCATCAATGATAGTCGATAACCAGATGACCGCTTATTATACAAAGATACATCCGGACTTCTTGAAACAATGCGTTAAGGATCTAGCTAATGGCGTTGCATTTTTGGTAGGCCACGATAAAGATAAACTCCCCATGGCCAAATCGTTTAAAGGTACAAGCACTAATGAAGGCGAAGTAATGGAGGTCTTTGCAAAGTTTTTTATGCAAAAAGATTTAGATGTTAATGGGATAAATACAGACGATTTCATGAAGGCTTACAAGGGTGGCACTATTGAAGATGTTTCGATAGGCTTTGCAGCAAAGAGTTGGATATGTAGTATTTGCGAAAATGATATTAGATCTGGCGAATGCAAACATTGGCCAGGCTTAAGATATAATGATAAAGACGAAGAAGTAAAAAAGGGTGGAACGCAATGTTTTGCATGGGTTAAGGATCCCGCAGGACCGACAGGTGAGGCATTACTTGAAGTAAGCGCGTGCTATAAAGGCGCTGTGCCTAATGCAAAGTTAAAGAAACCAGAAGAAACGCCACAATTCACTATCGAGCTCGCAGCGGGCAAAAACTTGAAGGAAATGCCATTAGACGCCCCTATTGCAGTGAATTTCAGTATTCCTATTAGCGAAGAATATGAAAGAGGTAAGGGCAAAGGTAAGGGTGGCGAAA